ACTTCAACTCGCCGATTTTACGATGAACGTCACAACACCGAACACGTCGAGAGAGTCTTCGCTTCCGATAATGATCGGACTATATGCGCCATTCATTGGATTTAATTGAACCCGCGGCCGCAACTGCAGACACTTAACCGTGAACTCCCCTTCCACTGCGGCGATCACGATATCTCCATGATCTGCTGTAATGGAACTGTCAACCACCAGCAGATCACCATCACCAATTCCTGCATCGATCATAGAGTCCCCGGCAGCCTTCAGGAAGTAGGTTGAACTTGGGTGTTGGATCATTAATTCATTGAGATCGATACGCTGCTCGACATAATCCGCTGCCGGGCTGGGAAACCCACATTGCACTAAGTCGCTGAAAAGCGGGATGGCAATGACTTCACGTAACTCTGCTGGTCTGTACAACTTCATAATGCACGCCTCGATACTGTTTTTATATACAGTAGTTGAATGGAAAATTCTGATCAAGGTGCACTGTGAAGCCGGCTGATTAATGCTTAAGCTGTTTGCTCGTAACCTTCTCTTGCATCGACAAATATGTTTTTGTAAATTTTTCCGCCCGCCTAAAGTTCGGCGCCATCCGGCTTTCCTGCCGGGAATTTTTTGTACAGTGTGCAGACCGCTACGTCGTAAATTAAAGCGACTTGCTTACGGTCGATGCCGTTAGCAACGAGTCGTCCAGCTTGTGCCCATTGCTCCGGGGAGAGTTTTGGACGCCTGCCACCTATCCGCCCATTTTCGCGCGCTGCTGCTAATCCTGCCCGGGTGCGTTCAACAATCAACTCTCTTTCCATTTCCGCCAGTGCTGACATGATGTGAAATATGAATCGGCCCATCGGGCTGGAAGTGTCGATGCTGTCAGTGAGGCTACGGAAATGAATTCCGCGCTGCCGCAATTCGTCTACCAAAAGTACAAGATTCCACATACTTCGGCCCAGTCGATCCAGCTTCCAGACCACCAGTGTATCGCCCTCGTTTAACGTCCGAAGCAGCTTTTTTATTACTGGGCGATTAGCCACCGTCCCGCTCATTTTTTCTTCGAATATCTGGTCGCATCCTGCCCGTTCAAGTGCCTGCCGCTGCAGATCGGTATTTTGGTCATTAGTTGACACCCTTACATAGCCAATTAGCATGTTTTTCAATCGCCTTTAATCATCGAAAAATGAGGATTGATTATCAGCTACACGGCTAAAAATGATTATATAAAACGTCGGTTTGGGAGACAGCGCGACGAAGACCGTCGGAACCGCTACAGGGAACGTTATGCAAGTGGGGGCTTTCGGGCTGGGAGTTCAAAATACTCAGTATATGGATTCGACTGGGAATTCGGTTTCATCCTTACTTTCAATACAGGGTGCAGCCGATTACAACCCAGCCGGCACAACTGGGGTAACAGTACTTCATATTCCCCAGGGATCATACGGTTCCGATCTGGCAATGACTGCGGGTGGGAAGGCCCGTGGTTTTATTCGTACCTACGGCAATTATCAGGGTGGTGTCTGGTCAGAACTGTATTCTACAGCTAACACTACTAGAACCAGCGACGGAACACTTAAAGCTGCCTCTCCAGTTGTTCAAATAAGCCATGATGGCAGTTACGTGGTAAACGATGAATCGGACGGCTGCACTGCTTCGCGTCTAGCAGTTGGTCTGTACCTAATCGAAGGTTGTATGGGGATGAATGCAGACGCTGCGTGGGGCGGTATAGATGGTGGTTTTGAAATACCTACTGACCGCAATAAGCAACCTCTCATCTGGTTAGACTATGAGGTAAATGCCGATGGCTCTGTGTTGGTAAAAACTTTCCATCGCACATATCCAGCTGCACCTAAATTCGCCAGAAACGAACTGCAAGGTATAAGCGACGGTGACCCGATCGATATACCGCCGGATCAGTTTGTTTCCATAAGGGTCGAGATGCCTGACGATTCAAACTTTAACCAAAAAATGATTCAGCCTCCGTCGTGGTAGCGTTTGCTTCTAACTCGCGAACACGGATTGCCAGTGCTTTAATCGCAGCAAGCGCATCGAGTACCAATGGATTAAGGTCGAGTGTCATTTTCCCTGATTCTTCAGATGAATGAACATACTGGGGATCTACTTTTTCGAGCTCCTGAGCAATGACTCCTCGGCGAACCGTTTTATCCTCATCAGCAAGGTAATAGAAGGTTTTGAAATCCATTGTCTCTATGTTGGATAGAGACTCGTTTAAATCAAGTTCCCCTGTCACCTTTTTGAAGTTGATGTCAGAAGTTCCCGCCGCCTGAAAAACTGTCCAAGGCACATCTGTTTTCGGCGTCTGAGGATTAGTATTTGTTAAAAAACGGCTGTAACCCGCACCGTTAGACGTTACCCACATTTGAGCAATTCGCTGCATAGTGTAAGAGCTTTGGTAACCACAACCATTTGCGGGAGCCCAGACAGTATTACCATCGGCATCACTGATAAACGATGCACTTGCATCATTTGGCTTGTTTTGCTGAAGAGAGCCTAAACCGAAAGCCCCCACTTGCATAACGTTCCCTGTAGCGGTTCCGACGGTCTTCGTCGCGCTGTCTCCCAAACCGAGGTTTGTGCGAGCGTCTTCTTTGGTCGTTGCGCCAGTACCACCTTGGTTAATCGGGAGTGCCCCATTCGACCCTTTTTGCAGAAATTTACCGATAGCGGGAATCGTTACGCTCACACCGTTAATCGTCACGGTCACGTTTTGATTCGCGGTCGTGCTGGCAAAACTCTCCCACGCACCAATATTCTCATCGTATTCGTTGATCAGTTGCGAAATGCTTTGTGCCAGTCCATCGACTGAAAGGCCATCTGTAACGAGGATGCCATATTTCTGACCGGTCAGCGCCGGTGACGCCGCGGGTGTAACAGTGAGTGATGTTGCGCTGTTAACGGTGATGATCTGAAACATCTGTACCGGGTTAGACATGACGATAATCGTCTGGCCAGCGCGAACCTGGCTAGCGGGTGCCGTCCAGTTTGTGCCAGTGCCGGTTACGGTATTTCCGTTAATTGCGATATTGCCACTGTTATAAAGCATGAACTACCTCACGATAATAACGATCGTTAAAAGCGATCAATAAAGTAAAATTGATCGCTCATATCAATCTGACTAATTTTTAAACCCTAATAAAATGGAAATCCCCGCACTTACAGGAATGTTGAGATGAAGCTTTTATTTGCTGCAGTGCTTTTGCTGCTGGCTGGATGTACAGACAAACAGACAGATTACGCATTCCAGATGGATTATCCGGTTGATGCCGCTCGTTTATCCCTAGGGGGTGATATCCACGTAAATATCGACTGTGCCACCAGAGAAATGGAAGTTATTTCAGACAGCAGCAATGGACTATTTAGCCGCCATGTAAATAAACGACTGCCTAATATTTGCTATAAAAAAACGGATATGCTCGATATTGTTTATCGTTTTAATTCAGCAAAGGGCGTGAAGCAAAATATGATTGCAACTCATTACCCTCGCGTCCCTCCAGCATCAAATACCCACAAACTGAGCGATGGGGATTCTTAACCCACGCCCCTGAAACGTCTGGCTCCAGCTGCGCTGATTTTTTGAAATATATCTGCCCTGCAGCTGAGAGCCAGTCCATTTGAGCACCACACCTGAATACCCGACAACCGTACCATCATCGCTGAGGTTTCCCGGGCAGTTGTTTACCAGAATCCAGGGAGTGAAGCTGAGACTCACTGAAAAGGTATTGTTCTGCAGGTCATAGTTCGCTGGCACGTCAAAAAAACCAACGACTCTTGGCATCTTCGAGGCTGAAGCAGCGCTCCAGATAAGGTTGCCAGCACTGTCAAACACATCGAGATAACCGCTCTGGATGCCAATATTGCGCGCAGTTCGTATCATGCTACCCGCATTATCTTCCAGCATATCAGCACCAGGAAAACCGTATTTGTTCGTGCCCAGTTGCAGCCACCTTACCGGCGTTCACCGTTAGCGTTGCAGAACATGGCGTTCATCGAGTTGATACGGTCCTTCACCGGCGGGTTGGCATCATCGACAATGACGCTGAATCCGGCGTCGTTAAGCTGAGCTATATCGGTCTTGCTGGCGTTCTGCGATTTGCGGGAGTCGCCGGAGGCATCCGGATAGATATAAATCTCCCGGCTTTTCACGTAACGACCGTCCTCGTAGCGCCAGAACTCCTCCTGAATGCGCTTAATCATTGCTGGCGTGTCGTAGACCTTCACCAGCTCACGAACCGCGCGCGGCAGGCTGTTGCGTTTCACATGAACAATCGCGGCCATTTTCCCCACGTTGAAGTCCATGCCAATAAACAGCGGGTCGTTGTCCTGAATCTCGTCAGCGCAGTTATTCAGCCTTCGGTTGAAGGTGTGGTAAATCGTCCCGCTGTTGAGGTTCGTGAACTTGCCCCGCAGATAGGCCTGGATCAGCTCGTCCGGGTATGAGCTGAGCAACGACGGAATGTAATCGTCAGGGAGGTTCTTCGCATTGTCGAACGTGCTGGCCTGAATCAGTCCGTACAGGGCTGTCAGTTCAGGCTTATCCCGCACCGCTTTCACGAATTGCTGATAGACGAACTTGAAGCCTTCCGGTGTTGTGGTGACATCAATACCGTTTCGCAGACCCGGAACGTTGTAACGCATACGCGCGATGATTTTTCGCCATGCCTGCTGCGCTTTTGCCGCCGGCATGACGTCCAGCTCATCCACCATCGCATTTCCGATTTTGAAGCCGACTATTGAGCCGGGTTTCTCCATCGAGCGGCAGATCGTTGTTCCGCGATAGCGTCGCCCCTCGTAGAAATGGACTTCCTTGTTTCCCTCGTTGATTTTGACGGTCAGGCCCCAGTCGTGGGCCACTTCCTCAACGGTGGGATAGAAGATGTCGCGTATCTGCGGGTACGTCGGCGCGAAGTAGCCTTGGTTAATCTTCGGAAACTCCCACATTCCCTTGCAGATACCACCGCAACCTACCCATGTCTTACCGGAACCGAACCCGGCAACGTAGGCTTTGAATTTGTGCTGCATCGCGAGGAAGCGCGCCTGAGGAATGTTAAGTGTCGGGCTGATCCCCATCGTCTGCCCTCGCGTCCACTACGTTAATGTTGATCTGCACTGGGGTTGGTTCTTCGTCCTCACCGTCACCGGCCAGCTCTTTGCGGAGTTTCTCAATCTCCAGTAGCCGGCGGTCGATTTCAATCTGCTGCAGGCGCTGCGCGAACTCGCTACCCGCTAGGCCAAGCCGCTTCATCACCGCTTCAAACATGCGCTCACGGCTGATGGCAGTGATTTCAACGCCGTTCTTGCCAACCTTCACGCCGGAGTATGCGAGCCGGGAAACCGCCGGGAGTTTGCGCGTATCAGGGAAGTAAGGCTGGCCAATGCCATCGCCGTTACATCGCGGGCAGGCTGAGTTTGGCTCTCGATTATGGTCATAGCCATAACCGCCCACATCGACTGGCTCCGGTTTATCGCGGTCTGTAGATTCAAGCCGCTTCTCTTCAAACTCAACTGCATCGCGCCACTGGTAGTGGTAACCGAAGCCCCAGCAATAACGGCATGCGCCGCGGCGGTATTGTGATAGCTGGTTTGCATCGAAGGTGGCGAGCTGCCACATCTGCGCGAGAACCTCGTCGGCACTGCCGAGCGTGCGCGCAATGGAGGCCTTTTGCTGCTGCGCAATAGCCTGCGCAACGTTAGGATTCGCTATGAGCTGACGACCGTAGTTTGGGTCGCTGTAACCAGCACGTGCAGCGGCAGCGGTGGCGTTGTTGTCCTTAAGGTACTCAGCAATGAAGCGCTTTACCTTCGAACTGAGTTTTATGTCCAGCAGCTCTTCTGCGCTTATTTGTTTCTGCGCAGTGCGCATTTGTTTCTGCGCAGTGCGCATTTGTTTCTGCGCAGGTGTTTGCGCACTTTGCGCAGCAGGTTTTTTTATATATCGACGGGCAGTAGCGTAGTTCAGTCCCTGCGCCTCACACCATTCCTTCGGTGATACGCCGGTTGCGGCATGCTCGGACAGGAATCGTTGCTGAAGCTCGCCCCAGTCCGGTTTTGCCATGGGTTTTTCCTTCTAATTTGTGATGTCCATCAAAACCTTACTCTTGATAACAACATCGAATGTCACCATCTATTCATTGGCAAATCGCCAAAGCAATGAGGAATCAAGATGGCTAAAGCACCTTCTCAAATCCCTGTGGCAAAATTCAAAAAAGGGGATCAAGTAGTTTTAAGGTCTGGCGGCCCCGCCATGACTGTTGAAAAAGAAATCACAAATTCAAACACGGGAGTTTTTAACGGGAACTATCGTTGCCAATGGTTCGCTGGCAAAAAGTTAGATAGCGGACTATTTCCTGAAGAATCCTTAGACAAATTCACCCCAAAGCCGTAACCCAATCAATCTCTGCATTAACTGTTGCTGATGTTACAAAATGGATGCTTTCTACATTGCAAAAAGATGGTTGTTTGTACCAACAGGACGTTGTTGATTATTTGGTCAAATTTGGAAATGAGCAACATCTAAGAGAAAATGCGGACGGCAACCAAGCGCTTTCAACGAAGGTGATAAATAGGTTTAGAGTTGATAGCGGCGAAGATATTGTTTGGGTTAGAACGGAAATGTATTGGCGATACCGTGTTCAAGAAGACGAACAAGGTCGAGACGCTCGCGGTTGAGAAAAGGGCGGAGATCGCCCTTCATTGTGTGAAACACTTAAAGTTTGCTCAAATTGCTAAAGCAAAAATGGATAGCATCGAAAATTATCTCGACCTTCAATTTGTGAGCACTTTATCAGCCTTGCCGTTTTCAATGCCCTTATCAATGTATGGCTTGGAGCAGCCATGGCAGTATGATTCAAAATGCTCAAGATAATAATCTATCTCACTGATTTTAAGATCTTTTTGAGGAGGGTATTTTACTTCAAATTTCTTGTATATATGCGAAATTAAACTCATGCCATGATCTACACAGGCTTGACATTTCTCTGCTCTTTCATCGTCAGAAAAGCCACTTTTTCTCTCGGAATCAAGAGTAGCAGCTGAAGTAAAATCAGCCAGAAATTCACTATCAATTGTGATACCCCTATTGGCTAATATTTCGAAAAAATCGCCAATCTGAGTAGATTTCGCGCTAACCGCGAGAGAAAATTTTAGTGATTCCTTTCGATCATCATCATCTTCCTTCATCCAAAATGAAACGCTTAAATCAATGATTTCGTTACATAATTTTATTAGATGGTCTGTTATCGATTTACTCTCAGTTCTTGTTGATATCTTTTTAGCATTACGATAAACCACTTTCCAACCAATGAAAACTGCTCCTAAGCTACTCAAACTTATAATCCAAGCATAGCTTTGAACATCACTTAAACTCATTTCAATTCCTAAATTTAACGTGGATGCTTAGGCTTCTTTAAGTTGCGGCGTTGCCGCCTTGACAAATTTTCTAATTTGAATTTCATAAATTGGAGTTCTTGCTTTAATAACTAAACGATTCAATAAGTTAACTTTATCCATGTTTTCTAAACGAACCAATCCCCCGAACGCCTCTTCAAAAAAAGAAGAACCGATGACTAAAGAGATACCATCAAAATCTACTATAACTTGTTCAGCATCACTTGTAGAAAACGCTGACACGAGATGCTCTTTTCGGAATTTTTCACCATTATTGGGACCATCAGTTGAGAATCGTCCAAACGGAGTTTTAGAAAAATCTTTAGCTACATTAATGAATTTCATAACTCTACCCTCTATTAGGAGTCAGTGCCCAAAGTATGATAGTGCCAGGAATTCTAGGTCTCAGCGTTTCAATTCTGGCTCGTGTCTCGGATAGGTCTGAATCCATCTCGTACAAACTTCCACCGGAGAACACCATTAGCTTCTCATACTTAGTCGTACCCTGCGCAATAGGACGTTTGATATCCTCTGAACCGTTGCCTCTATTGGGCTCACGAAATCTTGACTTACCACTAGTTAGAGCTTCAGAAACTAGGTTTTGTTCAAGTATAAACTGTGCAATAGAATCTATCTCTTCACCCTGATAGGATTGAGCGATGCCCATGCCGAGATCACATATGATGAAAACAACCCTATCTTGCTCGGGATCAAACCAAGCGCATTGCCACCAACGCTTTCCGCCCATTAACTGGGTACTATTTGTATAATAGTCATGCTCATAGGCATGGTTTCTCACGTTTAACATCGCCTCATTCATACCCATCATGAGTAATGTCGCTTGAGTTTCATCCAAAACGGCTGCTTTTTGAAGCATTGTCATAGTGGTTGATAGTGCCAGTTCAGGTGTTACTGAGGACTGAAAATATCTCTCCTGTTGCACTAAAGCATACAGTTTTTCATGGGTATTTGCGACCAATGCCCTCGCTAACCCGGTGCTGACTATGCAACGATGTCCTTGGAGATTCGTCTCCTTTTTAGGGAACGAAAATCGAACACGCAAGCTTTGCCCGATGACAAAATACGCTCTATTCAAAACAGCAAAAAGCAACACCGATGCTGCAGCACTTGCATATTTTATGTTAGAAAGATCGATATGCACAGCCAAGCGCTTCGTGTGAACACAATCTATGATATCTCTTATGTAGCAAAGAGAGTCTTCACGGTGTGTGTTATCCGTTATGCAGAGCATTTCTGGAGCGGCTAAATTTCGGAACAATTGTCAACTCCTTAAGATAAAACACTATCCATTTCATGTTGAATATTACAACGAAATCATTTATTTAAAAACAATCATTTACATATGCAATAGCTATTGCAGCAAACTGTTGCTGTAACGTACTTTTTCAAATTTGCTGATAGCCGCTTTATCCAGATTGCCCTACCCCAACGCCGCGTAGAGTTGAGCGTTTAACTCCAGACTGGCCTCGTAGGTCAGCGGGTCAGTAATTGCGGGCAGTTGTGTGCATTGTCAGGTTCGCCAATAGCGGAATCTCGAAAAGCTCAAGTTAACGGTCGGCTTAGTCGTGCTAACCATAGCAAACTAAGCCCGAGCGAAATGCTGGTCTAAACCGACTCAGTTGTCAGCAGCACAAAGCCGTTCACCAGCCACGGCTGACGTCGTGACATCTTACCCGCGAAGGTTTCGCCTGTTTTGGTGGTTAGCGTGATTTGATAGATGTCGGACATTGAGGGCCTCTTTATCCGTTTTTTTGGATGCAGACATGAAAAAAGCCACCCGCAGGTGGCCTTTGAGATGGTAACTCGCCCTAATTTAGGCGAGAAATTTTTAGCCGTTAGGCAAATAGGTACGAACATCGCTCGTGTCGATGCGTGAAACAACAGTTCCATCTTTGTAGAACAAAACCTGACCGCCTTCTTCTTTTGCCTCATCGGCATCAATGGTGAAAAAAGCCTCACCGGAATTCTCAAGATAAACAATGTAGCTCATGGCTAACCCCTGATAATGAGCACGAGAATGTGCAATAATTTAATTGGGATTAATCTTATCGATTTCAATGCCCTATCTTCATTTTTATTTTATGCACTGTTCTTTGATGTATTCCTGCAGATAGCCAACCTGCTTCGTCACTGTGATGATTCTTTCTCTAAGGGTGAAATAATCTCGTTCAGCGGCGTCAGTAAGTCGGGAGCCGGAAGCATCGCCCATGCCGCCGGTGCTGGTCGTTCCGTTCGCGGGGCAGTTGGCGTTGACGTGCAACCCGGCCATCACCAATTGCGTAAGTATCAACTGGCAACGTTCTCGAGTCAGATGGGTATTCTGTGCAATCTCCCCAGCCGTAGCTGGCCTTTCGCTGAGTTCGTTGAAAACTGCCCTTGCCGTTTCATTCATATCCTTCTGATTTAGCATGTCTTTTAACCTTTTTTGAGTTGCGTGACATACAGATAACTCTGGTTGCCCAGGGCAGCAAGAACTCTTTGCGAAGGCATAAAAAAGCCCCACGAGGTTAACCGCAGGGCTTTAAACGAAGGCAATAACCCATCGTTGGACCAAAATTAACACAGTTTCGGGAAAAGTAAATAGCTTACGATAAAATATCGCACTACTTTGTTATCTGCTTAAGCTGCGCGTCAGCCCATGCTTCTTCAATATCGAATTTCGTGATCAGCTCGTCGTAGAATGGCTTAACTGACTTCTTCCAGGAGTCCAGGCTGATTGCATCCGTTATCTGGCAGATAGCTGCATGAGCCTGAGTTGATGGAATCCGTTCGTAACCCCTGCCGTTACAACGCTTACAGTTCGCCAGAACCGGTACGCCCTGCTTCTCAGTCATTTTCTTATCGACGGACTTACCGCGCCCCTGGCAATCGTTGCAGGCGCAACTAATGAGTTTCTTACCGTTGCAGGCTGAGCAGATAACACGAGCTACCTCTTTGACCTGCCGCTTAACTTCAAAATCGCTCGGGGATTGCCTAAGGTCTTTGGCGAATTGGGGAAGTCTCATGGTGTAGTGCGATTTCATCGTGAACACATCGGCCTCGATAAAACCCTTGCCAGAGCAGCATTCACACGGCTTTACGCTTGCAGCGCTGCGCGAGTAATCCTCGAATGCAAACATGGCCAACTGCCGCATCACCAGAGGCTTAATCCCGTTATCCAGCTTACGCAGCGCTGCTACCTTGTCGCATTTGGTCAGCGCGTATTGGGCCAGAAGTTCGATCGCCCTCTCCCGGTCATTATTGCTTATGCCCATTTTACCGAGAAAAGCACTGTACCCCATGGCTGCGTGTTCCTGCGTCATACCCATAGCGGCCATAATATCCGTACCTGTTAGCGAGTCCGAAGCAGTTGCGCACGGTGAGTCGCCAATCAGCGTAGATTTTGCGAAGTGATACTTAACAGTGTTTTCGAGATTCATACTGCAGCTCCTGCCATCTGGTATATGCGAATAAAATTACGAAGTATGCGGTAGTCCACCAGCACGGAACCCAGCCGGCGGAAAATGCGCAGGCGCTGCCAGCGTGTCCGGAGTGTTTCAATCAGCTCGGGTTTCATGCGGCCTCCTGCTGTTTAAGCTTTTTGAGTTTTGCGCGGTACTCATCTCGTTTCCGGACGTAGTCTTCGCGTTTCCATTTCGGTAGTTCGTGCGGACCCATAAGGGCGTCAAAACGCGCCTGACCTATTTTGCGAATCAGGGCGGGTCGATAGGCGATTAGGTTTCCTGACAGATGATTGTTGCAGGGGGCGCACTGGCGATGGCAGTTGTCCTCGTTGAAACGCAACTCGGGATTGGCGCCGGTTGTGCGGAAGTGGCCAGCATGATACTGGCCGTCATGGTGGCGACCGCAACTGATGCACTGAAGATGGCGATCCCGGTACCGAATATACTCGTTGAATGCCTGCTGAGCCTGGCGGATGAAATAGCTGATTGGCTTCACCGCTTGTCGGCGTTCCGCCTGGCGCTGGCGCCCTGCTTTCTCCACTTCCCGCTGTTGCTTTTGCTCCTTGCGCTGCACGGCCTCTCTCAGCTTTTGAGTTTGTTCTTTTCCAACCGCGCTGGCGCAGTCAAACGAGCAAACGATCTGACCGTCACGCACAGGATGGAACCACTGGCGACAATCTTTGTTCGTACACTTACGACGGGGTCTCTTAGCCACGCTCACCCCCACATCCGGCTCTGCCATCGGCGATCGGCGCGCGGTGGATTTTTGCTTTCCGGCAACCTGACGCTAACAGTCCAGGTGATGTAATCGGGGTTGAGGCTACGTTCAACGCGCACGCCGCGTCGCTGGTATTGAGCCAGCAGTTCATCTGCTTGCTCTGTGCTGCACTGGGTGTGATGGAACCATGTAAATTTCATCCCCATCACCCTGCGAAGCCAAGCAGCTGCGCGGCGATGTTCTCGACTTCGCTTTGACTGCGGAAAGAGCGCGACAGAATCCAGCGCCAAAGGACATCGAGTGCTGCTTTGTAGAGCTGCTGGAACTCGACTTCGTCCATGTTGGCGAAGGATATGCTGCGGGGATGCTTGCGGAGCGTGCCGTCAGGCAGTTGAATGGTGTCGAAATGCCCTGCTTCGACGATTACCCAGGACCGGTACGCATCAAACGACTTACAGAGGCTAATTCCGTTCGTGACACGCCGGCTTGCGATTTGCTCGAGATACTGTTCAGCGGCATCGATTAACGTCGTTTCATTCCCGGCGTATGACGCGAGAAATTTGGCGTAGCCGGTGATCAACCTGCGCTCGTTGGACGAGATCGCCCCGCCGGTTGGTTCCCAGTATTCAAAGCCAAGGTTAAGGAGTGCGAAGAAGCGCCTGTGAAATGCCGGGTTGCGAACCCGCGTGAACTCAGCAACCAATACGTCGCCGAGTCTGATTTTTGATTGCAGGATATCGCTGGTCTCGGGCGTCGCCGGGATCAGAATTCCTGAGTGATGCTTGATGAGTTGTAATTCGTGCGCCATGGTTCTCTCCGTGGCGCATCAGGTATAGGTTGTTCAGGCCTATGAGTGAATAATATCAGACGGCGGGATGAGTCGATAGCCAAGACGTGTAGCAAACTGCATAAACCCATTCAGGGTAAAGATTTCCTCGTCCTCAAGTATTGGACGCATTGAAACCAATCCATTTACGCGATAAACCAGATATCTTCCGTCTCCCGGGAAGCTGTAGATAACTGTATTATCTGCCCTTCTGACCACGTCGTACCATTGGTCATCTGCTGTTAAGGTATCGGAACTACTCACTATTTCCCCGAGAGCGACATATTGATGCCGTTAATAGTTATTAAGGGCAGTCAAGCTAACGCAAACAGCGAGACTCTTCGAAACTGCCCCTATAAAATTCACGCGATCAATAAAACCACTCGTCGGCGCTTTCCTACGTTTTCTGAAGAATATCTTCAACTACTTTTTTATCACCTCCAAAAACGGTAAGGCCATCACTGCTGGCGCGTTTGATGGTCAGCGTGCAATCTGAAAAAATCCTTACTGAGACGACGTAGTAGCTCCGCCTCTAAAGCGGGTATTGCTCCATCAGGAAGTTTCTTAATGCGATCAATGGTTAACTCAATTTTCATTTTTCCCTTCGCGCACTATTACTGTGCGTTTATACAGTTCAATATTGAAAGTTTTTGATAAGCGGCTTAACCGCATGAAATGTTAATCCAGCTATAAATGCTGAATGATCAGTCAAGCAAAATGAGATTCTTTGATGTAGCCAATCATTGCGTGCGCGAAGCTGATGAAGATCATTTGCACCATGAATCAAACTAAGTTAACCATTTAAGGTTAGGGGCGTACAAAATATTCTTTCTGAACCTGATACGGAAGTCACAATTTTCTTTATATGCTAATTGCAAAAGATTACACAAAATGTATATTGGTATTCAACCGTGTTGTTTAGTTTGAAGTAATCTAAAAAATCAAAATTTGATGTATCTAACTCACCAAAAATTACCGTGTAATATGTAATTAACTCACCATACATTAAGGAGCATGTGGATAATGGACACAAGATTCTCGGGTAAATATGTTTACCACTTTACATATTTTACGAATTTAGAACAAATTATAAAGCATGGCTTGCTCAGCACAAATAATAAAGAAAAACAAAATCTTGCTCATGAAAATATAGCAAACAATGATATTCAACATCGCCGCAGCGAAATGAGAGTTCCTTGCGGCCCTGGTGGTGTCGTGCATGATTATGTACCTTTTTATTTTACAAAAAGATCTCCAATGCTTCTTAACGTCATCAAAAACAAGAATATTGATCAGGAAGGAATAATTTATCTTGCTGTACCAATAGAGGTTGTTGAAAAAAGTTCCGTTGTTTTTACAAGTTTTTCCGCAAATACTCTAACACCGCCGGACTTTTATTCCGATCCCGCTGATTTAAAAGAGTTAAACTGGGATATAATTACTAGACAAATTTGGGTTCCAAAACCAGATTCTTTAAAACAGCAAAAAATGGCAGAGTTGCTTATCCACAATAGAGTTTTAATAAGTGACATTTCATATATCGTCGTTTGGGATGCTGAAATCAAACAGTGTGTAAGTAACCTATTGACTAATAATGGGCTTCACCATTTAGAGGTTCGTGATGACTGGCGATCATTTGATGACCATTATTTCCATGATTTGAACGTAGCTGGAAAAATAAATATCGTTTCTGGTCCGATAATTCTTTTAAAAGAAACTCAAAGCACTATCAAATTCATAAAAGAAAATAAACCTTCACACCCTTCTTACGAAAATCTAAACGATGCTTTAAACGCAATCAATCATGATTTTGACTGTATAAAAGAGCTATCCGATATAAATGGACTCGAAACTGACAATACTGTTCACCGGGAAGATGTCGGGACTCACACCAGAAGTGTTGTAAGCTTACTAAAAATGGAGCATGAATATGAAATCCTATCAGAAAGAGAACGACAGGTTATAACATTAGCTGCATATTTCCATGATATTGGCAAAGGTCCAAAAACTAGATGGCCAAATCAAATACAAAAAGTAGACGATACTCATCCTATTAAATCACTCCCTATGCTTAAAAGAATTTTATGTAATGAAATAGGTGGGTTATCGAATAAGGAAATTCGGCAAATCGTGACGTTAGTGGTTTACGATGATCTAGTTGGCGACATTATTTTCTGTGGAAGAAATGAAGACCAGATGAAAAATATTATAAAAATCAAATCTGACGTAGATATGTTAATACTAATTGCAAAATGCGATATCAATTCAATTTTTCCAGGACGGGTAGATTGTCACAAAGTTCAAATTGAAGAATTAAGAGCAAGGATGTATAATCATCTCGAGGAGACAATATGATTAGATTCGTTGATGGTGATTTTTTTGATTTTCAAGCTGACATAAGAATCAATACAGTTAACTGTGTTGGTGTTATGGGAGCTGGGGTTGCATTTGCCTTTAAAAATAAATACCCCGAAATGTTTAGTGAGTACGTAATACAGTGTAAAAAAGGAGAAATATCTCCAGGTAAGCCAGCAGTCTGGAGAAGTACTGACACAAATGGTAAGGAAATTGAAATCATCAACTTCCCTACAAAGGACCATTGGAGAAATAAATCTAAATACGAATATATTGAAAAAGGTCTACTTTGGCTTTCCAATTATTTAAAAAGCAACCAAGGAAAAGTCATCACTCTTCCGGCTCTCGGTTGTGGTCACGGTGGACTTGATTGGGAAGTAGTAAAGAAAATGATTGAGGATTCTCTTTCTGAGAATGTGAATGAAATTTTAGTCTTCAGCCCCCAATCTTCAAAAACTACTAAACGAGATAAAATTCTTCCATCCCAAAGCTATCCAACATTAAGAGACTTAAACGTATCCGAAATTAGAAAAGATGAAAAACATTTCCCAGAAAAACTTGCCACCATCTCAAATAAAACACTATTTTTTACTGGGCAGCTATTTACAGATTTTGATCTTTCGATAATTTCAAGCACATCGCCTACTGATTTAGAGAAACAAGTTATTCTCAATACTATTGAAATTTCTGCTAACAAAGGATATTCATTGCTTTTTGGCGGAAGCGCATTCGACAAAAAAATGGCGCTCACTGCATTAAAAAAAGGTATTAGAACGGGAGTTTTTTTACCAAGCGGAATCGCTAAATCTGCTGAAAAAATGAATTTGCATGGGAGTTTAAGCCAGTTGACAATATTTTCTTTCGGAGATCCATTTATTCAGTTTAATAAAATTGAGTATTTACCTTCAGTTTTAAGTCGCATATTATTGCCACAAAAAGTGTTATTTACCACAAGCAAATTACAATGGATTATGAAACATAAGAAAGTCTTTCTTCAAAATAAGGTTGACTCATATTTCTTAATTTCTGAAACAAGTGATCTTGACATTGAGGCAGCAAATACAATCATGTCGAAAGCGATAGATGAACATGGCTTATACAATGTAATTTAACCGGACATTCCAAGCCAATTAATTATACAAGGATGTAGTTGAAATTCTTAATATACGACAAGGGCCCCCATTCAATTTGCTCTTTCCAGTCTGTGCTTTTCTTAACCCTTGCACTTACCCTATTTTTCTTTGTAAAATGAAGGACACGACACGCTCTAACGAGCTAGTTAATTTTTAAGTGATACTTAAGTTATTGCATAAGTTTTATATATAATTAACTCATTAATACTTTACTATACGTATTTCCATAGCATAGAAAAATGTCGACTTAAAGCGGCATTTACCTATGATTTTAAGGTATTATCAACCTTATAAACTGAGCCTTTGTTCGAAGGCAATACCATGTGCTATCCGTGAAAGTTGGCCCATCTATACCCCTGTCAAGCGATACGCATATATTTATCTGTATTAGGCTGAATCAGCCTAACCTTCTCTACGACATCGTTAGTCTGGATTCACCAATATTATCTCATCAGCTCAATATGTGTTTCTCGGCATCAGCTACGCCCTCTCCGCCTGCCGCAGGCAGTCTTTGCGATGCTTGGCAATACGGGCAACTTCAACAGTACTCCCGCCGCTCCCAAACATATCCGCATACACAGCTGCAGCATGTCGCCACAGGCCCTTTGCCTCAAACTCCTTCGCTTTTTGCTCGGCAGCCTGCATCCTGAAAGGATCGCTTTTTTTCAACCATGCACGGAAGGACCACCTCAGGAATATCCGCATCAGGGGCGGCCGAATAAGTAAACTGAACGCTGTTACGAGTTCGGTTTAATATCCCTTCATCACTTAACTCTCTCAGTAACTTCCCAGCGGTGGCGCCATGTTTATCAAGCGCCTTGGAAACGTCACCAACTGCACAGTTAGGTTTGTAGCAGTCAAAAATTGCCACCTGTTCTTTTTGGGTTATGGATTTCGTCATTGGTCAATACTCGATTAATTAATTAAACCTGCCGCTTTGCGGCGTTTGTACTCTTCCATTAGCAACTGCGCCGGAGTTGGCCCTTTCGATGCCACTGGAGCTGCTAGCGACCGACGAACAGGTGGGATCGGCTTCCCAGCCAACACTCGCTTTTCCCACCCATACAGAATATCGCCGGCCTCACGCTCAAGCTCTATGTGGCTGAGCTGCCCATCAGTTCCGCGGCGGCGCATCTCAAGACAGATGTGGTAAAAAACCGGTTGAGGCCATGGATATTGCTCGCCGCTGGGGTATCGGAACACAAGCTTGCGCCATTTCCAGTATTCAGCCATCACGTCAGCGATGGTGATCCCCAGTACGCAGCGCCCTTCCCTACACCACTTGATGAACTGGCCAGGTGACGGCAGGAATGGGCGCTCCTGGCTGCGAGCTACACGCATGCCGGCGTCAACCTGTTCCATTGTCGTGATCCCGTTTTCTTTGAACGCCAGCACCCACTGCCTGCGAATTTCGTTTACGTCCTCCTGGCTGCGATTAACCAGGCTTGCCGGAAACGCGGCTGCCAGCTGTACGAACAGCCCGTTGATAATCTGCGCCACCTGCTGCGTTTGTTCACGCTCGGTATATTGCTCCGGCAGGTTATGCGCCACACGACATGCCTGTTCTTTGTCAAAATTGCGAATACCCTCGGCAAGGTTTTTCATTCCAGCACCCCGTCAATCCAGTCGGTGTTATGTAGGTCGACAGTGGCCCGGGTTGCGCTTGCCGTTCCGGTCGCGCGCAGCCGTTTAGTAGTGAGTTGATCCCACTGCTTACGCAGACTCGAAGGGCTCAGAATGTTGTCTTTCCAGAACTCGTCCCGGTTGGCCCACTGGAACAGGTCACAGATTTCGTAGTGAGTACGATTGTCCTGGACACGCATCAGCCTGATGGTGTTTGCCCATTCAGCCCATTTTGGCTCAGATAGCGATGCGTTTAAGGTGAGAAGCTTGTCGTAAATCCAGTGACTAGCCTTGAGGTCGTCTGCCGATCCCCATGATTTACCTGCCGGCGTGTATATCCCATCGGCAGCTTCAGGGTGGCGAGAGAGAAACTCTTGAGTTTTCTGGTTTCGGGATTCTTCAGAATTCCGAGACGAGGATCTTTTAATACTGTTCTTGTTATAGTCTTGGGTGTCTACCGTTTCCGGGAAGGTTTTTCCCGATTCCGGTAACACTTCTCCCGATTTCGGGAAGAGTTTTCCCGTTTTCGGTTTGTCCAAAATCCAGGCAGAAAGGTCAGTATTTATACCGACAGTTTTCATCACGCCCTGCTTTTTGCTAAAGATAATTTTGCGTTCTGCGAGTGATTTTAAAGCATCAGAAACGTGCGAATCACTCAGCCCTGTGAGCTCGGCGATCACCGTGTTCGTGACGCGGTCCTGCTTCTTGTTCCAGCCGTAGGTTAGCCAAATAACCGCCTCAAAACACTGCCATTCTCGACCAGATAATCTCAGGCGAGGTTTGAGCTGTTGGATCTCGTTAGCTACCTTGGTGTACCCATTCGACAGGTCGGCCATACGACCTCCCGGTTGTTCGGTTCTGTTGGGAAAATTGATAATTTCAGCGGTATTTGACATACTCGACTCCGCAATCACGCTTAGTTTTTGCACCTGAAAGTCGGTTCTGTTCGCGCAGACCGGCTTTCGCCATTTTAGAAGTCGTCACATGACCCCCAGTATTGATGTAACCATCGCCATCAATGGTCCAATTTGCTCTGGCATAAGTTGGAATAGTGATGCGATACCTTCGCTTACCTCTTTCAGCTTCTGATGCTCAGGAGCGTCCAGGATAATTGCCTGTTTTGCTTCAGCGACTTCTTTCTCGGCTTTTGCCAGTCGTGACAACTTGCAATCGGCGCCGATTAGATAAGTGCGATATTCGGTCGGCAGCACGGCCATGATTGCTGGCGTCATTTGACTAACATTTTCACGATACTGTTCGGAGTCGAAACGGTTGTCTAAGAATCGGAACAACTTCTGCCGGGCGCGACTTATGTCTTCTGGAAATTCGATACTATTTCCCCCCTGTCGTCTCCACTCCTCAACGATGTAGGCTGATACGACATCTTGGCCCGCTGTAGCTGCCCAAGCGCGCACCGCATCACGAATCAAATCTTGTTTTTGGCAATGAGTAGGTTGAGAACGGTTTATCATCGGAGCCAAGACGAATCCGTTATTGTGTTGATACATCAGTAATGTCATATGCACTCCCATAAGAATTTAAGCCGCACTATTACGCTGTTTGGTGAATACCAAGCTCTCTTTGAGCACTGGCGCGTGCCGCTTAAAACATTGCGTAGCTGCTTCGATAGCAAATGCTTTTTCTGGTGAAGCACGGCGATTACCGTATGCGATCTGATCCAAATACTGGCGGAATTTCTAGCTGAAAAAGAATACGCGTATCACATCGATGCCGAATTTAAAAATGAAGTTCAACGACTGGCCATGGATGTGGATAACAGCTACGTACAGAACTTACTTCTTGCCGCTGAAAACGTAGATGGGTTCAAAACCGCGAACGAATGCACCATCTGGAAAGCGGTAAACGCCGTTAAAAGCATATTTCCACAGGAAAAGCGTTCCGAACTAGCAACATTGATCCATTTCCTCACCATCTGGTTTGCAACCGACCACGTTGACCGCGGCATTCTTGTACGCGAATGGGCCTCTGGCAATCGCATTAGCAATGTTCAGCGCACCGATTCCGGTACGAATGCCGATAGCGGGTATGTCACCGATCGTGGTGAAGGCGCACACCATACACTCGACACCCTCGATCTTGAGATTGCCTGCGCCCTGCTGCCAATGGACTTCAACCACTTTGAGATCCCAGGCAGCATCCTGCGCCGCGCAAAAGATATCGTTACGAAGAAAGAGGAACCGTGGAAATCATGGAGCAATATCCTTCGTAATCAGCCGGGCGTGCTGGGAGTTAACCGCACAGCAGTCTTCAACCTGGTTCGCATCGCGCCGGAAAATATCCACCTGACACCAGCTGCGCACCTCGAGTTTGTTTGCCAGACGATGACGACTGAATTTAATTCCGCAGTTGAGTTACTGACGCTGCCTGCGCCAGTGGCAGAACCTGAAGCGGCAGCACAACAGCCACAGGTTGAGAATCTCGGCAGCGGCATGTTCTCCATCGAAGGTTTGACGGGTGGAAATAACGACCCGGTCATCAATACCTCCTCAAATGAAGTCGTAAAAATGGAAAACGTAACGGAGACCACCAGCGATGTGCAGATGGAATCGACTCAGCCAGAGAAAGTCGAAAATACTGATCCGGTACAACCAGGCGAAGGCGTTGATGCAGATGATACTCAAGCAGTTACCGTAGCGCCGGCAGAGATACTAGCCGCTGCCGCACCAAGTCTCGCTAACCAAGAACCGATAGGTGGAAACCAAATAACGGATTCAGCCAGCCAGAATAGCGATTCTGCACACCAGAAAGTGCCAGAACCGAAACAAAATGAGCCGGAAGTGCAGCGGGACGAACCAGCTGCAGAATACCCTGCCTACTTCGAACCGGGTCGTTATGAAGGTTTACCAAACAACGTTTATCACGCAGCGAACGGGATCAGCAGCACGCAGGTTAAAGATGCCCGTGTGAGCCTGATGTATTTCAACGCGCGCCACGTCGCCAAGACTATCCAGCGAGCGCCGTCCAAAGTACTGGATATGGGTAACCTGGTTCATGCACTGGCGCTGCAGCCTGAAAACCTCGAAGAAGAATTCAGCGTGGAGCCGGAGATCCCAGTAGGTGCGTTCACTACCGCCGGCACTCTGCGTGAGTTTATCGATGCGCATAATGCCAGTCTTCCAATCTTGCTGAGTGCAGACGATATCAAAGCGCTGCTGGAAGAGTACAACTCCACGCTACCCGCACAACTGCCGCTGGGCGCGAGCCTGGAGGAAACCGCGCAGAGCTACATGGCGCTGCCGGCTGACTTCCAGCGTATCGAGGCAGATCAGAAGCAGACGGCAACGGCAATGAAGGCATGCATCAAAGAGCACAACGCCACCCTGCCCGTGCCGGTTAAAACCAGTGGCAGCCGTGACGCTCTGCTAGAGCAGTTGGCAATCATCGCCCCTGACCTAGTGGCACAGGAAGCGCAGAAACCTGCGCCACTGAAAGTGTCCGGCACCAAAGCGGATCTGATTCAGGCGGTGAAATCTGTTAAGCCGGATGCCGTGTTTGCCGACGAACTCCTGGATGCATGGCGCGACAACCCGGGCGACAAGATTCTAGTGACGCGCCAGCAGCTGGCGACCGCGCTGGCCATTCAGTCGGCCCTTCTGGCCCACCCGACCGCTGGCATGCTACTCCAGCACCCGAGCCGTGCAGTTGAAGTCAGCTACTTTGGCTTTGACGATGAAACCGGCCTGGAAGTGCGTGTCCGCCCTGACCTCGAGATCGATATAGACGGCGTGCGTATTGGCGCTGACCTGAAAACCATCAGCATGTGGAACGTTAAGCAGGAAGGACTTCGCACCAAACTTCACCGCGAAATCATCGACCGTGATTACCACTTGAGCGCCGCAATGTACTGCGAGACCGCAGGTCTGGATCAGTTCTTCTGGATTTTCGTCAACAAAGACGAGAACTACCACTGGATCGCCATCATCGAAGCTTCCGCAGAACTTCTGGAACTGGGCATGCTTGAGTACCGCAAATCTATGCGCGCTATCGCTACCGGCTTCGACACAGGTGAATGGCCAGCACCGATCACCGCCGATTACACCGACGAACTGAACGACTTCGACCTGCGCCGCCTTGAAGCGCTGCGTCTGGCTTAATGGAGGAACTGACTATGCAAAACACCAATATCATTACGACTGAGCAGGCACCCAACACCATTTCTGCCAGCAATGCAGTGTTTAACGTGCAAGCTTTGGGTCAACTAACCTCGTTCGCTGAGCTGATGGCACAGTCCGCCGTCACCGTTCCTAAACACCTGGCCGGAAAACCTGCCGACTGCATGGCAATCGTGATGCAGGCAATGCAATGGGGCATGAACCCCTACGCAGTTGCACAGAAAACACATCTGGTGAACGGCGTGCTAGGTTACGAAGCTCAGTTAGTTAATGCAGTTATATCCAGCTCCAGCGCCATCGTTGGCCGCTTCCATTATAAATACGGCGGTGATTGGGAGCAGATTGCGGGACAAAAAGAAGGTCGCAATGAATTAGGCCTGTTTATCAAAGTTGGTGCGGTTCTCCGCGGTGAAGAGGACATTACTTGGGGTGAGCCTATTTACCTCGCGGATATCACCACACGTAATTCACCGCTTTGGAAGACAGCACCAAAGCAACAGATCGCATATCTGGCCGTTAAGTATTGGGCGCGACTCTACTGCCCTGAGGTGATCCTCGGCGTCTATAGTCCGGATGAAGTTGAGCAGCGTGCTGAGAGGGAAATTAACCCAGCACCGTCAAGAGTTAGCCTCAGCGACCTTTCAGGTGACAACGTAACAACCACTCACATCGCGCAGGAATCGGCCGCCAACATCGATACCCTGGCTGATGATTTTCGCGACCGCATCGATGCTGCACAGGACGTTGATAGCGCCAAAGCGTTACGGGTTGATATCGAAAGCGTAAAAGCAACGCTGGGTTCCGCCCTGTTCACCGAGCTAAAGAACAAAGCAGTGAAGCGTTACTACCTTGTGGATGCACGAAACAAAGTCGAAGCGGCTATCAATTCCTTGCCGCCATCAGATGCTCCCGAAGCGATTGAGCGGTTCGGGGAAGCTGAGCGCGTGCTGGCTTCGGCGAAACGTCATCTGGGCGAAGAACTGCATGAGCAGTTCAGCATCACCCTGGCGGATATGAAACCGGAATACGTGGCTTAGGGAGATCGGGAGGGGAAACCCTCCCTAAAGGAGACAATATGCGACTGATCAATCGAGGTAGTAGGCAATCCCCTTTGGCTCGCCAGGCATGTGACATCGCGCTCGCAGCCCACCAACAACGTTACGGCGATTACGGGCGAAGCAAGATGAAAGAGACCTACACCGTGAGAGTTGAAGGTGTGAAAGTTTGGGTTGAAGTGGTGAATCGTAAGGCGAGCTATGTAGCTACAGCAATGACTGGCATGCGCCGGCTACGTTCCCAGCCCGGCCAAGCAAACTGAAACTGAAATATCAACGACTAAAGACCGGCATATCTATACTCATGCCGGTTACCTGAGGTGAACCATGTCGCAGGTAATTTTTAACGAAGAATGGGTTGTTGGCGCAAGGCTCACAGAAAAAACAGGCCTGACCCAACGACAGATTGAGAAGTATCGTCAGGGTTGCTGGGTGGAAGGTGTCCATTTTAAACGGATATCGCCTTCTGGGGAAAAAACCTTGCGCGGCACAACCTGGTATAACTATCCGAGAATTAATCAGTTAATAAGGGATGCGTAAGATGGAAGCTTTGCCTACAGGTGTTGAAATCAGAAACAATAAGATTTGTATCTGGTTTATGTACCGGGGAAAGCGTTGCCGCGAAATTCTCAAAGGTTGGATTAACACCCCGGCGAACATCAAAAAAGCCGGGAATCTTCGGGCTGTGATCGTTAGCGAGATCAACCTTGGAGAGTTTGATTACCACCAGCGCTTTCCTTCATCTTCCAGAGCAAAAAAAACCGTAACCACTGTTTCAGTTCAAACCTTTTCAGAGCTGTGTGAACTGTGGACGAACATTAAAGAAACAGAAATTAGCGCGAACACGATGCGTAAGACGCGCTCACAACTCGGTACGTTAATGCACATCATCAACGGAGATACGCCTGTTTCAACTATACGCCACAGTGACATTCTGAAATACAGGAAGGAACTGTTGAACGGTGAGACACTTTACCTGGCAAATCCCAGAAGCAACAAACAGGGACGCACTGTGCGTACCGTGAACAACTATATATCGCTACTGTGCTCCCTGCTTCGGTTTGCATACAAATCTGGCTTTATCAGTGGCAAGCCCTTTGAAGGGATCAAGAAACTACACAAAGGGAAAGTAAAACCGGATCCTTTAACGAAGCAGGAGTTTAGTTTGCTTGCGGAATCCGAGCGTGGCCAGAGCCTCAATATGTGGACGTTCGCAGTTTATACCGGTGTCCGTCATGGGGAGCTTGCAGCTCTTGCCTGGGAAGATATCGACTGGGAAAAAGGTACGGCTCATATACAGCGCAATCTTAATGCGTTGGGCATGTTCGGCCCACCAAAAACCGAAGCAGGTAACCGGGTTATCACCCTACTAGAGCCGGCACTTGAAGCCTTGAAAGCACAGCGCAAGCTGACAGCGCTACAGCCTAAAACCGAAATTGTCTTTAATCATCGCGAGTATGGCGCAGTGGAACATCAAAGCCTGCGATTCGTTTTCATACCCCGGATGCGCAAAGGAGAACAGAAAGCCTACTACTCTTTATCGAGCATCGGTGCGAGATTCAACGCAGCTGTAAAACGTGCTGGTATTCGCCGCCGGAATCCGTACCATACGCGGCATACTTTTGCCTGCTGGCTTTTATCTGCCGGCGCTAACCCGTCTTTCATAGCCAGCCAGATGGGGCATGAAAACGCGCAAATGGTTTATGAAGTCTACGGTGCGTGGATTGAAGAAATGAATGGCGAACAGGTGCTGATGCTTAACGATAAGCTAGCACGCTGA